TGAAAACATAGAGCGTATCAAAACGCCATACGATCAGAATCTCAGGGTCGACATAGGCGATATAATCGCCCTGTTCTATAGTGTAGTTCATAGTTCAAAACCTCCTCAGTAGTTCTGGACAATCACGCCATGGTAGCCGAAATCAATCACTGTCGTTCTCTGGCGCAATTCATAGCACTCTGTACCGTACTCCGCGCAAGCCTCAGCCATTGTTTTGTATTCTGTGAACTCACAGCGTAGAGCGACACGATCAAAGTCGATGTCCTCGTCTAGCTCAAGCTCTAGGTCCTCAAGATAGCTGATCAACGCCTCTGCTCCCTCATAGGTCCAGTTCGCGTATTCGTCTGATACTAGCGCGTCAACCATTGCGTTGTGTGAGATATTTGTTTTCATTTGTCAATCCTCGTAGAGCTCTGCTCCGCAGTGTGATTCGTTCACTATGATAGTAGAGGCACTACTCTAGCAGTGCCTTTGTTCCTGTGTCAACCCCTAGGCTACTGCTAGTTGTGACTCTAGTTTCTCTTTGAGCGGTAGGTTCTGCATCTGATCCAGTGTACGCCATTCGCCATCATGCTTGTAGATAGCATTCAGAGGTGCACCCTCAGCGCATGCTCGTGCTTGCTCTGCTTCAATGTAGTAGGCATATGAACCTAGTTCTTCGCCCCACAGAGCGATTGCTGTGTAGTCGCTAGGTACGTGCTCGGCTTCAACCTCGGCACCTATTTGTGCCGTTGCTTCAGCAACTACTCGCTCAACTCGTGCCTCTTCCTCTAGTTTCCATTCCTGAGCACGCTCTAGGTTCGCATCCTCGACACCAAACTCTTCATATAGAGCAATGATAGTGCGGTACTTGTTTGCCATCCAACGTTGAGTGTCGTACTTGCCCGAGTCAATCATGTGAATGCAGGTCTGTAGTTCATTGATCAGAGCACCTAGGCGAGTCTGCTGTTTCTTCGATAGTTTAGCCATGATAGTAGTCCTATATTGTTGCACGTCAGTAGCCCCTATGGCTCTGCTCTGTGCTGATGGATAGTATAATGCACCCTCTAGATCGGGGTGTCAACCCCTGAATGCAAATATTTTTCTGTGCACTCTATAGCGTGCCTATGCGCTACTACTATATGTCGCTACGCTTGCCTGTGTGATCCTGTGAGTGCTTCTCTAGTGTGCCTGTGAGTGCCTGTGAGTGCCTGAGTGTACCCTATCGCACCCTCACACGCTGTCTTTTGGAATCATGTATCACCCAACTAGTACACTGTGGATATCTCCCCTGTGGATATTCCTGTGGATAACTTATGCACAAGTGGATAACCCCTGTGGATAAGTCACTTGTGGATAACCTGTGGGTAACTTTTGCCTACCCCCGGGGCCCCTGTGGTGCTATAGAATATATTTATGTACCTTCTCAGGCACAAAATAGGGTAATTTTGGACCCTAAAACCACCACTAAAGGAATTCCTGTGAAACACCTGTGTGAAACACTTAAGGAATTGATTCTTAAGGGTATTCTAATGTAGGATGTTAGCTATGCTAATGTATAAATATGTGAATAAAAGTACCCTCAGGGGCTTGACAAAGGGACACAGGCGGGGGCACAATAGAATAAGTTGACATCTGAAGAAAAATATGTTATAATTAGTACATATACTTAAGTAATCTTAACCCACCAATGAGTGATCGTTAAGTATTACTCCTCCTTAAATCATAATCATACACCCTTAAGCACCCTTAAGTAGGAGAATGTATGTCTGAAGACAATAAACAAGATAAAAAAATAGGACGACCAAAAAAGACAACCTTAAAGGCTAACTCTAAAGGTGGTCGAGGTCAGGTTGGTCGCCCTAAAGGTGATGCTTCGATCATCAACGAATATAAAGCTAGGATGTTAGCCTCACCTAAGAGTAGGAAGGTCTTAGATGCTATCTTTGATGCAGCACTTAACGATGACCATAAGAACCAAGCAGCAGCATGGAAGCTAGTCATGGACCGAATACTGCCCACAGCAGCCTTTGAGAAGGATGTCGTTAAAGGTGGTGGTCGTAATGCTATCCAGATTAACATCACTGGAGTCGGGGGAGACACTCAGGTAGTCTCAGGAGACCCTCAGGATGATGATGTGATCGATGGTGACTACAGTGAGCAATGAACTCAATGTCGAGCTGCTTCCGTGGCAGCAAGAGGTCTGGAATGACTCCACTCGCTTCAAGATAGTAGCTGCTGGTCGTCGTACTGGTAAATCAAGACTAGCTGCATGGATGTTAATCATCTACGCCCTTCAGGCCACTAAAGGTCATGTCTTCTATGTCGCTCCGACACAAGGGCAAGCAAGGGACATCATGTGGCAGACACTGATGGAACTAGCGCATCCAGTGATCAAAAGCACACACATTAATAACCTTCAGATTACACTAATCAATGGAGCTACAATAGCTCTAAAGGGTGCAGATAGACCAGAGACTATGCGTGGTGTGTCACTCAAGTTTCTAGTGCTCGATGAATATGCTGATATGAAACCCACGGTCTGGGAGCAGATCCTTCGACCTGCCCTTGCCGACCAAAAGGGTGATGCAATGTTCATTGGTACTCCAATGGGCAGGAACCACTTCTATGACTTATACACCTATGCAGCACAGGATGAAGACCCAACGTATAAGGCATGGCACTTTACTTCTTATGACAATCCACTTCTAGATCCTGAAGAGATTGACGTAGCCAAGAAGAGTATGTCTTCCTATGCATTCCGTCAGGAATTCATGGCATCCTTTGAAGCCTTAGGCTCAGAGATCTTTAAGGAAGACTGGGTATCCTTCGGTGAAGAACCAGATGAAGGAGATTACTATATTGCAGTCGACCTCGCAGGTTTTGCCGATGTAGCTCATGCAAACACGAGCAAAGCCAAGAAACTCGACCAAACAGCCATCAGCGTTGTTAAGGCAAATACTAATGGTTGGTACGTAGCAGATATCATATATGGTCGATGGGATATCAAGAAGACTGCTAAGAAGATCTTTGATGCTGTGGCCAAATACAAGCCAGTGAGTATAGGAATAGAGAAGGGAGCACTAAAGAATGCTGTCCTTCCGTACATCACTGACCTAATGAAGGCACATCAGAGATACTTCAGGATCGAAGAATTGACCCACGGGAACCAGAAGAAGATCGATAGGATTGTATGGGCCCTTCAGGGTCGATTTGAGAATGCTCAGATAACCCTAAGTGAAGGCGAATGGAATACTGAGTTTTGTGATCAGTTATTCCAGTTCCCTAACCCACTAGTCCACGATGACTTGATAGACTCCTTGGCCTATATAGACCAACTAGCTAAGATTAGTTACTATGTAGATTACGAAGAAGATGAAATTGAAATACTAGACCCAATAACAGGATACTAATATGAATTTTGAAGAGAATGAATTTCTCATTGAACAAACCCTCGAAGATTGGGTCATGGATAAAGCCAATAACTGGCGTGACCACTACGAATCTAACTATAAGGAACAATTCGAGGAATACTACCGCCTATGGCGTGGCATTTGGGATGGTTCTGATTCTATGCGTCAGTCTGAGCGTAGTAAGATCATTTCTCCTGCACTACAACAGGCCGTAGAGTCTTCTGTAGCGGAAGTCGAAGAAGCAACCTTTGGTCGTGGCAAATGGTTCGACCTCAAAGACAACAAAGGCGATACTGAGACTCAGGATGTCATGCTCCTGCGTACTCTGATAACTGAAGACTTTGAGTACTGTAAGGTTCGTAAGGCAGTAGCAGAATGTATTCTTAACTCTGCAATCTACGGTACTGGTGTTGGTGAGATTGTACTAGATGAAGTAATTGATACTCGTCCTGCAACACAACCATTGATGGATGGAGCAGCAACTGCAGTAGGCGTAGAGACTCGTGAGCGTACAGTCGTTAAACTACGTCCAGTACTTCCTCAGAACTTCTTGATTGACCCTGCAGCTACTTCAGTAGAAGAAGCCCTAGGTGTTGCAATTGATGAGTTCGTACCAATGCACCAAGTAGAGATGCTTCAGGAATCTGGTGTTTACCGTGACGAAATGATCACAGTAGATGCTCCAGATGATGACCTAGAAGCTGATCCTTCATTGTCTGTCTACAGCGATAACAAAGTACGTCTAACGAAGTACTATGGTCTTGTGCCAACGTACCTCTTTGACGAAGCTCAGGCAGAAGAAGGAGAAGAAGTAGTAGAATTAACTCCTGAGGGAGATGAGAAGCCTAAGTACACAGAAGCAATCGTTGTTGTTGCTAATGGTGGTACACTGCTGAAAGTAGAAGCAAATCCATACATGATGAAAGATCGTCCTGTAGTTGCTTTTGCTTGGGATGCAGTACCATCACGCTTCTGGGGCCGTGGCGTATGTGAGAAGGGCTACAATAGCCAGAAAGCACTTGATACTGAACTGCGTGCTCGTATTGATGCTCTAGCACTCACAGTACACCCAATGATGGCTGTAGATGCTTCTCGTCTCCCTCGTGGCACTAAGATGGAGATTCGCCCAGGAAAGACTGTACTAACTAACGGTAATCCTGCTGAGATCCTACAACCATTTAAGTTTGGTAATCTTGATCCTTCTACGTTCAACCAAGCAGCATCTCTACAGCAGATGGTACAGCAAGCCACTGGTGCCGTAGATGCCGCAGGTATCGCAGGATCAATCAATGGTGAAGGGACTGCTGCAGGTATCTCAATGAGCCTTGGTGCTCTAATCAAGCGTCACAAGCGTACCTTGATTAACTTCCAAGAGTCATTCTTGATTCCATTTGTACGTAAGGCAGCTTATCGTTACATGCAGTTCGACCCAGAGCGTTACCCAGTGAGCGACTATAAGTTCGTTGCTAGTTCGTCTCTAGGTATTATTGCTCGTGAATACGAAGTAACACAACTAGTGCAGCTACTACAGACAATGTCTCCAGAGTCTCCACTGTACCCTGCGCTGATTGAGTCAATCGTAGACAACATGAACCTAGCTAACCGCGAGGAACTCATCGCTCGTCTACAACAGGCAGCTCAACCAGATCCTCAGGCACAGCAGATGCAGCAGATGCAAGCTCAGGCTCAGATGGCAATGCAACAGGCACAGACTGAAGCATTCAAAGGACAAGCCGCAGACTTCAATGCCCGTGCTCAGAAGAATGCCGCTGAAGCAGCTCTTGCACAATTTGAAGCAGAGACTGATCGTATCAAAGCTGTTAGCACCAACGTCACTGAAGGTGATGCTGATGATAAAGAGTTTGAGAAACGATTTAAGTTGGCTGAACTATTACTGAAAGAACAACAAATTAAAGGAAAGAACAATGCTAATGCCCAAGCAGGTCCTAGAGATTCTGGACAACCTCAGCAAGCAAGTGCAATCCCTCAACGACCAATGCAGCCATTTGGAGGCACAGGTCAAGGAACTCCAGAGGGCGCCTAAGGCGTCCCCTAGGGCTCCTAGGAAGAAATCGATTGACAAATCTTAAAAAATATGTTATAATTACTAGTATATAAAGGAGACCCTTGTGGATAACTCTTTAGAAAAACAGTACGAAGATTACTTTGATCTATTCAGCCGTAATGGCTGGAAGTTGTTAATGGAAGACATTGACAGCATGATTGAAGCAGTTGACTCTTTAGACAGTGTATCTTCCATTGAAGAACTACATCAGTACAAAGGTCAACTATCAATCCTCAGACGCATCCGTGGTTTTGAAAATGCAATCACGGCAGCTTATGAGGACCTCACAGATCAGGAAGCTGACTTTAGCTAACCCTGATCACAATAATAACCTCTACGTCTAAAGGGCAGGTAGAGGTTACAATAACTAGCACTTAACTATGAAACATTGTTCTCGCTGTGATACAACAAAAGAGTTTTCTTTCTTCAATAAATCTTCACGCAATAAAAGCGGCTTACAATCAACATGCCGTTCTTGTGAAGCAGAAGCTAGAAAACTAAAGAAAGAAGATAAGCGTTTGTATGATAAAGCTCGTTATGAGTCTAATAAGTTTTACTACATAAACAAAGCTAACAGACGACTACGTAATATTGCAAAAGCAGATTACACGTTAGACGGTCAGTATGTAAAGGACTTATATTTAAACGCTAAAGAAGCTGAAACAATTTTTGGCTTTGCATTCCATGTTGATCACATAGTGCCCCTCAAGCACGATAAAGTCTGCGGGCTTCATGTAGAAGCTAATCTTCAGATATTGTCTGCAAGAGAAAATCTCGCTAAGAGCAACAAATTTGTAGTCTAAGGTTCTATCCACAATGCAATTATGCACGGAGTTTATATGGCTATTCTATTAGATGAAGAGCGTCAAGAAGACAACAACGAAGAGTACACTAATCTAGAAGAAACAACTGAAGAACAGGCAGAGGAAGTTCAAGAAGAACCAACCCCCGAGCCAGAACCTGAAGATGATCTTCCTGAGAAGTACCGAGGTAAATCAGCAGCAGAGATTGCTAAGATGCACCAAGAAGCAGAGAAAGCCCTAGGTCGTCAAGGCGGTGAAGTTGGTGAGCTACGCAAGATCGTTGATGACTTCGTTAAGGCACAACTCGATACTAAGACTGCCCCAGTACAGTCTAATGATGATATTGACGAGGATGATTGGTATCTCAATCCTGAGAAAGCTGTAGAAAAGGCTATCTCTAACCATCCCAAGCTCAAGGAAGCAGAAGCAGTTACGCTTCAAATGAAACAAGCACGAGCTGTAGAGGCTCTTAAGGCTCAACACCCAGACTTTGCAGAAATCATCCAAGATGAAGGCTTCAAGGACTGGATCATGAAGTCTAAGATTCGTCAGCAGCTACTAGCACAGGCAGATCAAAACTATGACCTTGATGCTGCAAATGAACTGCTAGGTACTTGGAAGGAACGTAAGGGCGCTGCATCTACTGTTGTGAAACAGGAGCAAACTGAGCGTAAGAAGCAGGTTAAAGCAGCTTCTACAGGCAATGCCACAGGATCAGGAGAAGCTCCTTCTCGTAAGATCTATCGTCGGGCTGACATCATTAAACTTATGCAAACAGACCCTGATCGTTATATGCAACTATCTGATGAAATCGCAAAAGCATATGCCGAGAAACGGGTTCGATAATTACATTCTGAAAGGAACTTTAAAATGGCTCTAGGCTCAAACCACGTAACGAATACCACAGCTTCTACTTTTATCCCTGAACTGTGGTCCGATGAAATCGTAGCTGCATACAAGAACTCTCTTGTACTAGCTAACCTTGTAAACAAAATGCCAATGCGAGGCAAGAAAGGCGATACTATCCATATCCCTAAGCCTACTCGTGGCTCTGCTTCTGCTAAAGCTGCAGAAACTCAAGTAACTCTACAGGCTGCAACTGAGTCTGAAGTAGTTGTTACTATCGACAACCACTACGAGTACTCTCGTCTAATTGAAGACATCACCGAAGTACAGGCTCTAGCTTCTCTTCGTCGTTTCTACACTGATGACGCAGGTTACGCTCTAGCTAAACAGGTTGATACTGACCTATTCGCTGAAGCACAAGCTGAGTTCACTTTGTACGAAGTAGGCGCAGGTGGCGGTCTTGAAGCATACACTGCTAACGGTACTGCTAACGTAATGACTGATGCTGCTTTCCGTGACGGTATCCAGATTCTTGATGACGCTGACGTTCCTATGGACTCTCGTGTTCTTGTAATCCCACCATCAGCGGTCAACACTATCCGTGGTATCGATCGTTACATGTCTGCAGACTTCGTAGACGGTCGTGGTGTACAGAACGGTAAGATCGGTACTCTTTACGGCATCGATGTTTACGTTTCTACTAACTGTCCAGCACTAGAATCTGGTGCTAACAAACTTGGTGTTCTAATGCACAAAGATGCTATCGTATTCGCTGAACAGCAGGGTGTACGTTCGCAGACTCAGTACAAACAAGAATACCTATCTACTCTATTCACTTCTGATACTATCTACGGTATCAAGGCTCTTCGCCCAGAAGCAGGTGTAGGTATCGTACTACCTGCA